TATATCCCCGTCTAAAATAATTGTTTCGGAAGTAGTATTTCCATTCAAAGCTATCTGATGAAGATTACTCGCGATGTTAGATAAAAGACCACCATCACCAACGAATGAATCTGCTGTGACGTCACCGTACACGTGTACATTAATTGAATTCGATGTATCTGGTATCAATTCGGAATCATCGGGTGAACTCAATGTATGACTTATAATGAACTCATTGCTCGCACCCCTGTAACCAAACGCTACGTTCGAATCACCTTGATATACTAAAACAATGAGACCCGTATCCAGCGACGAAGTCGTATTGTTTGCACCCAAAGCCAATATGGGATCTTCTACGAGTAAATTCTGTGTGGAAAGATATGTCGTATTTCCCCGAACTTCCAGATTTCCATAAATGAGTGTGTCCTTGGAAACTGTGAGACCACCAGTAAACGTAGCATCATCCCCATAGAAATCGACACCTATGATGTCGTCATCCGCGAGGATATCACCCGCGACATGAAGCATGCGTTGAGGCGTGGATGTATTTACACCAACGTTACCACTCGTGACCATCGAAAGTGTGTTAGACATGGTGATAGTTCTATCCGTCGAGTCACCATACTCAGTAACGTGTTGAAGTGAGATGTTCGATATACCACCACCATCACCGGTAATGATTCCCGTAAATACGGGACTCTCGATGTTCGCCTTGAGAGCCAAATTTGATTGCATCTCTTCCCGTATACTTATAGTGTTCGCAGCCATCTCACCACGAATAATGGTTACATTCGACTGTAAATCACTTCGTAATGTGACTGTGTTTGCGGCCATTTCGCCACGAATTGTAATGACATTTGCTGCCATCTCGCTTCGAAGGATGGTTGCATTTGATTGGAGGTCCGTTCGAAGTTGAAGTGTATTTGCAGTCATTTCACCTCGAATGGTTACAGTGTTTGCAGCCATCTCGTCGCGTAAAATGGTCGCATTTGATTGGAGGTCCGTTCGAAGTTGAAGTGTATTTGCAGCCATTTCACCCCGAATGGTTACAGTGTTTGCGGCCATCTCGTCACGTAAAATGGTCGCATTTGATTGGAGGTCCGTTCGAAGTTGAACTGTATTTGCAGCCATCTCGTCGCGTAAAATCGTCGCATTTGATTGGAGGTCCTCGCGTAATTGTATCGTGTTCGCAGTCATTTCGTCACGTAAAATGGTCGCATTTGATTGAAGGTCTTCACGTAATTGTATAGTGTTTGCAGTCATTTCGTCGCGTAAAATGGTCGCATTTGATTGGAGGTCCTCACGTAATTGTATTGTGTTAGATTCCATTTCACTTCGGATAACATCTAGGTTTGCAGATAAATCAGTATCTTGTACGACATTTGATAAAAAAGAACCATCCCCTATGAAACTATTTGCTGTAACATCGCCATACACGCGCATCTGAATGAGGTTCGATGTATCCGGTGTGATGAATGTATCCGATGCCGAATTTTGTGTGTAACCAATGATATATTCATTGCTTGATTCAATATATGACGCCGTAACATTTGAACCGGGGCGTGTCATGATGAGACCCAAATCAAAAACAAAATCATCATCTGTATTATTTTCACCCAACTCGATGATGGCATCTTTTACACGCAGATTTTCTGTCGAAATCGAAGTTGTCTGACCGACGACTGTGAGGTTACCTGCTATGTATGTGTCGCCACCGACAGATAATTCGTGTTGTGGATTTGTATTGGCTATACCCACATTAGACGCAGTGATGAAACTAGTTGTGGTGTTCATAAATTGCAAAGTTTCCGTGGTTGAATTTCCAGTTTCAGACACACCCTGTAAATTTAAACCGATTCCACTATCTACGACTTCTTTTGTGGTTACATCATAACAAATTACATTTGAGTATAGTGAATTATTTAGTCTAATAGGAGACACATATAACCCAGCTTCTGGTGCACGTATCACGTTCGAAGACGCATTAATTATTATGGTGTTCACAGCTTGTTCATCAGGAACATGCTTACCTATCCTGATCCTCTCGGATTTTTCGATAGTGTTAAGGTTTTTCACCATTTATATTAGTTCTCATTTTATTTCTGTCCAACCCGACTTCTTATATACATAAAGTGTATCATTTTCGTTGTCATACACCATTAGACCGGGTGTTGGTTTCTGTATACTTTCCATTTCGCTGTGAGACATACGAGGTAAAAGTAAACCACCCGTTGTCGATTGAAGTGTTAATATAGCCGATGGATGTCCCTTGTGTGTTCCAAGTGCCAATTTTCCATTTGCATCCAATGTCATATTAACCTTCATATCACCAGATGTATCCCGAGTCTTAAATGCTATACCACCAGGATTACCCGATGTAGTACCATTATTTGCCTTTGCATAACCGTTAATTTCAGCTAGATTACTTAAAGATATTCCATCCGCTTCCCCAATTCTGGATGTTAATTTAGGTGTACTACGTGTAATGATTCGCGAAGCCGTAACATCGTTGTGTATGTTTAGTGGTAGATTTGTCTCGTTCGAGCACGATAACACGTGTGTGAAAGAAATATTTGATATGAGAGAACCATCACCTTCAAGTGGTGCGTTTTCGATAGTTGTAATTCTCTCGCGCATATCTGGAAGATCTTTAATATCTTCCATAGTTTGTTCGAGTATCGATGTAGTTTTACTAACCAGTACTTCAAGTGGTTCAATCCGGTGTAATTCTTTGTATACATGTTTAAACTGTAAAAGTTGTTGTTTGATTTGCTGTAATTCATTAAATCGCAAGATTGTCTTTTCCAAATCTATTATTCTAGATGTATTTTCATGAACACATGGAACTATCTTTTTGGTATCATGAATGATTGGTATAGACGTTTGAATAGCAGCCACATCTTTACTTAAACGTTCTATTTCGGGTAGATTATGTATACTCGCCTCTATGTTATTTATCCTTTTTTCACACGTAGATATTCTGGGTATATTCGTTTCTAGTTTGAAAGTGCGTGGGTTCAAAGTGGATAACGCTGTTTCGTGCATTGACGCGTTTTTTTCAAGCGTATCAATTCGTGGTAATTCTACCCGAAGTTGGTCAATTTGTTTTTGTAGAAATGGAATGTCTTTTTCAATTGGTTCAAAACGTGGTATATTTGATTCCAATTTTGATACTCGTACATTTGTCGCATCAACATCAGTTATTTTGGCGACCCCATTGAGTGTAGTGCCATCTCCATGAAAAGATGGAGCGATAATTTTTCCATCTGCGTTTATATTTCCTTTCGTGTGGATACGGTTATTTACATACAACGATCTCCCGACATTTATGTCATTTGATACATCTAATGTGTTAAAATAATCATTAAAATCTGTGATTTGGTCGATTGTAATGTTAGACAGGAGTCCACCATCGGCCTTGAGTTCACCGAGTATTTGTAGATTTTCCACAACTTCACCTATGTCAACATTTAGATCATACTGCACATTAGATAGTAAACTTCCGTCACCTATGAAGTATTTCGCTTCGATGGACCCGTCTATTTTTGTGTTCGCGTTAATGGATAAACACCCCTCACTCTTCGTGTGCATGAGTTGTATACCGTGTATGTCTACACCCACATTTTCAGTGGGTTTACACCCTTCACCTATTTGTAATATAGGTGTATATACGTGTTCTTCGTTTATTGTCGTGAGATTTAACACGTCTAAATTTTTTACTTGTAGTTCGTCGAGTTTTAGTTTTGTGCCTCCTATATCGACGATTTCCTTCGTGATCGAATCATACGCAAGTAAGTTCGATGCACTCGCATTACGTATTGGACTTATGTATAATCCGCTGTGTTTGATATCACGAATCTTGTTTTCTGAGGCATTAAACACAATGGAGTTTCTGGGCTGCTCTGAATCAACGTATCGCCCGAGGCGCACCATATCAGTAGGCTGATTCACACCGGAATTCTTAACCATTTAATATACTATTGTATTTTAATTCGCGTATAGTAAACCGGCCATGCCATTTTCAACTCTCAAAATGTTATAGTTAACCGCATATATAGGGTGTGTGATTGGTAAAGTCTCACTTATAATTTTTACATTATCGAGACGACTAAAGTTTAGCGTACCTGTGGGCTGTAAAGAACTTGTTAAGAGACAGAAACAATACATAAAGAAATCCGGGGAAGTCACATAATTCGTGTGATAATAAGCCATGACGTCTATGTAATGTGGTTTCGCCCACTTAAAATTTCCTATATCAAGTCCATTTATGTTTAATTTAACTCGGTTTGATATGGATGTAAGTGCACCATTGGATGATGTATCCGAAGAGGCGATATATTTAACTGGATGACTAAATATGAGTTCTTGATCCAATTCACCCGATGGTATGTTTTTTTGCACTTGTGTGATGAGCATTTCGTGATTACGAGAAACTATATTTCCGCGCTCTTCGTTGTCGAGATAGTAATAATTCGCATACAAATCATAATTATAGTTTCCGACGGCGTTCCCCCAGTGAATTCGTATTTCTACGTTATGATAATGCAATGCCACGAGTGGAAGTGCGCATTGAGGACCTTCACAAAAGAAAAATCGAAGTGGATAAAAGTATGATTTAGAGCTTATACCTGGATGTGGACCGTTTGAGCTCTTAGACACATTCTGCGCAAATGTATCTATAGCAATTTTTTCTGTAAACACTGAATCTTGAGAATCGATGAGATGTCCCCCTATGTATAGTTCAATTTTATCTATCACTTGAGTCCAGTCTGTTATGTCTATGGATTGATTGTTATCGTCTACTGTGATATACAAGTATCCAAGCATATCACCAGTTTTGTCGAATTTTACGGATGTCATAGCGTTATTTTTCACATTACCCTGCATGAGTTGTTTCTCTACGGACTGTGAAAAATTTGAATGCCGTTTGAATGTCGACGTGAAGAATGATATCTCTGGTTCACCCATGATGTGTTCATCTTGGGCACCTATGGCTATCAATTGCACGACTCCCGCCGACATTTATAATACATAAAGGTAAAAAATACACGTACCTAGCGCCCCGATTCAATGAAGGGCAAATTCTTATTCTTGCAAACAAATTTGAAAATAAAAAAGTTATCGGTGCCATCACTTGTCGTGACCCCGTTTTCATCTCTAAGAGTAAAGCTTAACCTGTCCACCTTTCTAATTGGTGTCATATATTGTGTGGTGACGTCATAATCATCCTTAAATATGATTGGATTTGACCCGTCCTGTATCACCGTACCGAACCCCCTGTTAAGTACGGTCATGTCCCCTTGACCACCGTACACATTAGACGTTCTTTGGGAATAATTCGTATTCAATTCATCCACTGAGATATGGCATACATTGGAGCCGGCTGCATCGATACGAGCCNCCAAAAGACGAGCCTGTACGATGTTTTCGATTGGTTGCGTCAAGTGCACAGTGAAAGTGTTTTTGCTATCTTGACCGATGGTATCGACCGAGATGGTATGATACTCGTATTCAAAATCTGGTAAAACTTGCCGAACCGTATTCACAGTAGTCATTACTAATACATTATATTAAAGATCCGCCGATTCCACCGATAATCTTCGCGTCCGCGCTTTTCTTGACGAATTCTTGGTCGCCACAGATACCACCTGGAGTCAAAGACTTGGTGTAGTACGCGGATTCTTTCGAACCTGGTACACATTCAATCTTGTGTTCCAAATCAAAAATGGATTCGACAGCGCCTTCGGGGGCGACTTCAAGATTGATTGGTCTGGGCTGGTAACCACTTCTTCGTTGGGGGAACATCACCATCAACGCCGAGAGGAGTGCGCATATCAAAGCAATCGCCTTAAGGGTGTTTCGGTTTGTGGCGTTGAGTTTCATCATTTATTATGTATGCAATATTTTTTATAAAGTGCGTTAAAGAATTTGAATTAGTTTCAAAGTACAGAGTAATGGACGGAGAAATATCACTCGACCGGAGCGTTGGGAATGTCATGAAGCTTGATGACAATGAACAGGCGTTGATGGATGAGATTGAAATTGAGGCGCCCCGTCCACGCTCTTCACGACGCGTCCCACAGCCGACGGTATACAAACCACAACCACAACCACAACCAACGATGCAAGAAGACATCGATGCGTTTGCCAACCCGACTAAGCAGTCGGCTCCACCACAACACCAAGAAGAACCCGTTGATTACGGCGAATACGACGAAGAAGAGATGGAACAGCCACAGTACATGCAAGGTGATTATGCGATGCAAGAAGAAGAGCGACCATCGCCTGGGTATAAATCCATCGACGAAGAGAAGGCAGACCTTGTCAACAAACTTGGTCGTCTCGAAAAGAAGGGGTTTTCGGTGAACAAACGACTCAATGTATACTCGAACGTTGACGATTTGCGTACGGAAGTGAAGCGAATCACGTATAGCATTGACGTCGACCGCTCTATTAAGTTCTCTCGTCGTATGCTGATTGCGTGTGTGACCGGTCTCGAGTTTTTGAATAAGAAATACAACCCATTCGAAATACAACTTGAAGGCTGGTCCGAAAATGTAATGGAAAACGTCGACGACTACGATGAAGTATTTGAAGAGTTATACGTCAAGTACAGGACGAAGATGCACGTTGCTCCAGAAGTCAAGCTCATCATGATGCTCGGTGGTTCAGCGATGATGTTCCACTTGACGAATAGTATGTTCAAGTCAGTCATGCCCAATATGAATGATATCTTGAAGCAAAATCCAGGACTCGTTCAAAACATGGTCGATGCCGTGAAAAACACGACGCCAAGAAGTGCTATGGACGCCCCATCGAGCGAACCATCGGGTGGTAACCAGTACGAAATGAAGGGTCCAGGCGTCGATATTTCAAGTTTGATGGGTAACATTATGATGCCACCTGCACCACCTATGTCTACCACGGCACCNGAACCNATTCCANCGATTGACGATGACGACGATGATGCGATTTCGGACATCGTCGAAGGTCCAGCCGATGATGACGAAGAGGAGAGCGATGTCAAAGANGTGAAAGTGTCGACCACGACAAAGGGTAAACGTGGTCGTAAGAAGAAGTCAGTAGAAATAAATTTGTAAACATAGAGTATAAATGATAGGGTACTGTCCCCTTGAGGAAGAACCGCCACCCAGGCTTCCTCGGATGTATGCGCCATCTACCGGATCTCGNCCTTCTTCCAGAGGAGAGACTCGCACAGAAGACACTGAAACGAATTACGTCGTTTTGTTCTTTATCGCGGGTGTGGTCGCACTCGCCGCGATGGACGCCATTAAGAAGTAAACGAACTATTTTTACCATTCGCATATCATGTGACTGGTAAAAACAGATTAATTTAAGCGTTTTCAAGTTCATCGACCATTTCTCGTAGTTCATTTATAGCCGCGACCGTGTATGCTATGATACCCACGTAATCGAGTTTTGCGTGTTCTTCACCCCAATCTTCGTAATTGGGTTCATTCTTTGTTTCATTTGGTTTTGCATCTTTACCGAGTTCGACGAGGTGTCTCAATTCGGGGGCATCGTAATAGATGTCTTGTGCGATGAAACCCGATTCCGTGAGTCCATCCTTTTCATACATGCACGGTTTCAGTTTGGAAAGTGTGTCTAGTGAATTGACTATGATCTCTGAGTTTGATTTAGCTCTCGCATCAGATGTTTGGGACACGGTGACGTTTGTGAGACGCGAACCATCCCCGTAGTAAAATTCGGCGAACACGTTTCCAGTTATAACTAATTCTCCAACTGAATCGACTGTGTTTTCTTGGTAATGACTTGTACCGAACGATATCATATGTTGTGGGTTTGTATTGTGAAATCCAAGTCTAGCTTTAGTATCAGCAGCGTATGATTCAGTTATGAAGTGTGTAGACGTACCCGGTCCATTTACCCACTCGGGTATACCAGAACTATTTATGGCTAAAAATTGCCCAGCTGCCCCTTTTGGTAATCGTGTCAGTGTGTTTGTTCCGGATGCATAGAGTATATCACCTGTGGTAAACCCAGTAATACCAGTCGTTGAAGTGACCATGAGATTTCCTTCGAGTGATGATATTCTATTATCAAGAGATGAGACACTCGGTGATGCACCCCAAGTGGGTACACCCGACGCATTTACCGTGAGTACATGCCCTTGTGTAGAACTTATAGCAAGCTTTGATAAATTACCCGCGGAGGATGCATATAGTATGTCACCTTTTGCAAAATCTGTGGTGATCCCATTCGTGTTCGTGATGATGACTTTTTGATTGAGTGTGTTTATTCGCGATGAGTTATCATCTAATTGTGATTGTGGTACAATTGATGTGAGCTCCGAACCATCACCA